AACAATCGAACAAACAAAATTCAGCGATTAATTTTTAACAATTATAATAAGAAAATAAGCAGAAAACATTACATTTTCGATAAAAAACAGCGAAATTTGCATTCTAAACATTAAAAGCAAGTTAAAAAAATAGCTGAATAGACTATTAAATTAATAGTTATTTACAAAAGTAGAGTGTTTAAAAAGAAACATACACTTTAAATACTTAAAAATAGTTAATGCATACAGAAACTCGATTAATGTACACAGAAACTAAAAAAATGAGCTCGGAAACTCCCTAAATCGATACGATAATACACAAAAGAAATAAAAAGAAAATAAATAAAAAATAAAAGAAAAAAATAAACAAAAAAGAAAAGAAAAAAGAAAAAAAAGAAACAACTCAAAAAACGAATCAATCAAAACATAAACAAAATATCTTTTTTGCCTTGTAATTTTTCATGTGCCGTGAAATTTTATAAAAGTAATACAAATTATCAACTTCAAATTTTTCTCACGCCACAGCGCTTTAAAATGCGTCGAAAACTAAATTTTTATTAGCTTGTAAAAAGAAAAGTGTATATAAATTATTAAGTAATTAAAAATCAGGGATTTAAAAAATTGCTCCGGAATCGTGTTTATTCTAAGTACTTATTAGAGTAATAAGAGTATATATAGAAATATATTAAAAGGGGGCGTCTGAATAAAAATCTACAAGAAAAAATACAGTCAGAAAATAGAAATTTCGCTCAAAATTGTAGTCCGAATTAAACCGCTCAAATCTGTTAAAATAATTAAATAGCAAAATTGAATGTAAATATATTTAACTAATTAAATTAAAATTATAAGTATTTAGTAGTATTTAAAAGTAGAAAGGTCGGGAATATGCTGTAAAATATCACACATAAACAGATTTTATTCCTGCAGTTTTGTCAATTTCCTGAGCTGCAAGCAATGTTTTATGGGCTTCTGTGATAAATCGGGTAATTTGTTGTACTGTAATTAAAGAAAAAATAAGAATAAGAAAAAAGAAATTCATACTAAAAATTCAACAATTTATTTATGCATTTGTAAATCAGTTTTGTGGGACAAAAAAGGCGGTCATATTGCTACAACCGCCCGAAAAAAACTATGAAAACAAAAAGAAAGAAAAGAAAGAAAAGAAAAGTGCATGTTTTATGTAAATAAGTCGTTCAGTTGTTTCATAGCTTCTTTCATAGCTTCCGTTGTTTCCTCATCAACAGAAATTTTTGTTTCGGCCTGCTTCGGCACTACATAGGGCAAAACAGACTTTATAAGCTGTAATTTTAAGTTCATTAAGTCCATTTCGGGGATTTGACTCATTTCGTCCTTGTTTTTTTCGATAAAATCGTTTAAGTCTTCGATATTATTGTTTATAATATCGAATAAGCGTTTTTTAAAGTCTGTAGTTAGCTTATTTGGCGTTCCTTTTTGCCTCCCGCCCGTTTTTGGACTTCCTTTTACACGTCCCATATCGATTATTTTTTTGTTTTACTACATAAAATTTTATGCAATTTAAAAAATTACAAAAGAAAATAAATACAAAATTTAAAAAATTCTCATTTTGGGCATGAAATACACTTAAAAATAAGTTATTTTGATAGTTAGTTCAAAGATTTAATTTAGAAAAAATGAATGAAAATCAAAGAGTTGTACTTGCTTATCAGAAAAAGTTCGGTAACAAGGCAAAAAAAGACAGAAAAAACAGGCTTTTAGAGACAAAAGAAATTACTGTAGATAAAGATTTACTTGTATCTTGTTATAATTGCTGGAATTCTTTAGCGCAATGGAGAAAAGATATTATCAGAAACGAAGAATTTGTTTTTGGAGACCAGCATTCTGACTTGGTTTTCGATTACCGTAAAAACCAATTTATAACCGAACGCAGAATGTTTCAAGAGCAAGGTTTACAGCCAAGCCAGTACAACATTATCCGAAATATCGTTAGAACGGTTGTGGGGGTATGGAGTACAAACAAAAGTTTACCTTTTTGCATAGCACAGAAAGATGAAAATCAGGAGGAAAGCGAAATGCTTACCGCTACACTACACGCTATTTATAGAAAAAACGAGCTGTGGAAACTTGATACGGCTGAACTTACGCAATTACTCATATCAGGAGCGATGATAATGAAGAATCATTATGCAAATCGTGAAGGAGATAGCGACGTTGCGAATGACTATATAAGCCCTTTTCAGTTCTTTGTAGATAATTCGATGACAGACCCGAGATACAAAGACTGTACGATTGTGGGTTGTTTCTATGATTTGCCGATTAGCGAAATAGCAACAAAATTTTCTGGAGGCAGGAAAGAAAAGGCAAGGAAAATAATAGACTTATACGGATATACAAAAGAGGACTATCAGGCAAGAATAATGCAGCAAGTCGAAACATTCACAAATAGCAGAGTAGAGAGAGATTTTTATATGCCGAGCACGGAAAAATGGGGATTAGGGCGTGTAATAGAGGTATGGAGAAAGGAAACTGCTGAATGTTTTTGGGTGCATGATTGGTTGAATGGGAAATATTATCCCGATTTTGATGTAACCGAATCCGAACTTAAGAAAGAAAACGAAAAAAGAATAAGAGAGCAAAGAGCAATAGGCGTGAAGGAAGAGGATATGCTGTTGCTTGAATGGGAATGGGGAAGCGACAGCTTTTGGAAATACTACTATCTAACACCGTTCGGTGATGTTTTGGATAGTGGAATTAATCCGTATTGGCACGGACAACCGCCAATTGTCTTTGAATTTCACGAGTTTTATATTGGTAAAATTTATCCTTTCATAAAAGATATTATCGACGCCAATAAACAAATTAATAAATTATCGGCAATATCAGAGTTGTTAACAAGATATAGCGCAAAATCTTTAACATTCATACCGTTAGAATCAGTCGCAGAGGAGCAAGGATTTGATTTAGATTACATAGCAGATAAAATGACTGATTACGACGCCGTTATTCCTTACAAATCAAAAGCAGAAAACAATTCTCCTAATCCAATTCCAACGCACATTAATACAATTTCTTCAGCATTTACACCTCTGAATGTCGTAAACATGTATTTAAAATTAAGTGAAAATGTAAGCGGAATTTTTGGCGCATTACAGGGAAAACAGCCAACTGCTGGTACACCTGCTATGATGTATGCACTGCAAAGCCAAAATTCCTCAACGTCGTTAACTTCGATATTTGACGCAGTAAGCTCATTCAGGATAAGAAGGGACAAAATGAATGTGCAATTGATGCAACAATTCTATGAAAGCAAAAGATATATCTATGACAAAGACAAGGGAAGGCAGCTTATTTACGACCCTGACAGAGTCAGAAACATAGAATTTGAAATTAATGTTTCGGAAAATACAGATACTCCTGCTTATCGATTAATGATAAATGATATGTTATTCCAGCTCAAACAATTTGATTTGAATAATCAAATAGACCTGAAAGGACTTATTGAAGTAGGAAATTTGCCGTTTAAAGAAAAACTCATTGAGTATTTAAACAAAAGAGAACAGGAAATGCAGAAAGCACAAGAGACAGGTCAGGAATATAATCCACAAGAAATGCCTAATGATTTAAAACAGGAACTCTCGCAATATCAATTTACTCCAGAAGTTAAAAAGGAATTTGATAAACTTCCGGATGATATTAAACAACAATTGTTAGAATATAGCCAGCAATGAGAAAATCAATCGAAATAGGAGGTATTACTACACAATCCAGATACAAAGATGGCGATTGTCTTACACTCGTTAACTTAAGAAAGAAAAAAGGGTGTTTAGAACCGGTAATGGTGCATGGTATTGAAAAGATTATGAACGACCAGTTCAGGTATTTATTTGAGCACTCCTTGCCGGATGGAGATACAAATCTAATAGGAGAGAAGGGCAATAAACTGTACAAGTTAGATGTAATTGATGACCTGAATATCACGGAGACATATATTTGTGATGTAAATAGCCTAAAAAGCATAACGCAGTCGAAGAACATATTGAATATTTTAGATGCCGATGGGTTAAAATATATTTTTTGGTATGAAAATGAGTATAAGGTAATTGATTTTAATAATTCAATTCCTAATATTTCATTAAAAGTTGACCACGATACAAGTTATAGAGTCACAAGGATAGATACAGCAAATTCAGTTGATGCAGTTAAGGGAGTTATCAGTAAACATTTTAATCTCGAGAAAAAATATGGTAGGTTACATGGATTTATCATGGCATGTACAGCCGTAGAATTATATGATGGTTCATATATATTACATTCAAATCCTGTGTTACTTGGGCAAGCGGATGATAAAGATACAAGATTTGAGCAATTATTAGTACATGATGATGTATATATGTCATATGATGATATAAATTTAGTATCATATTTAAAGTTGTCTCTTCCAACTATTACTGAAATAGAAGAAAATTATTATGAGTATTCAAATCCGAGTTTTATTGGCACAATACTTTATGATGACAGAACATCAAACGACCCAAGTTATTCACAGACTTATGAGAATATGAGAATTAATTTATCAGTATTTTATTATTCATTATTTAGATATGTACAATGTGAAACGTCTGCAAATCAATTAAAATTTAAGATTGAATCACCGATAGAACAAAGATTTGAAAATATAATCAAATCAATATCAGTATTTATTACACCAGAGGAAGAGTTATTTGATTTGGAAAATCCAATTGCAACAAACATACATTTTCAATCAGGAAGTGGGAGTGTTTATCCATATCATTTGAATGCAAAGAAAATAGAAAATATAAAAGAAAATCTATTAGGTAAAAATTTTTATAAAGTATATGAAATTCCATTTACAGATTTATTAAACGGAGAAGGTGATTGGATAACAATAGATTTGAGCGGGAAAATAGGAGAAAACATTTATAATCAGGATATTCTTCCGGTAGATAGTTTAAGCCATCATAAGATATATCCGAATAGGCAATATATCTACAATTCACGGTTACATATATGGGATTATAGAACAAAATTATTTGAAGGTTGGGATTATGATAGATTCAAAGCAATACAAGGATTGGGTCAGTTCCCAATAAAAACGCAGGCATTCATTCACCCAACTCAAAAATTGCTTTGGATAAGAGTTACAATTAAAACACAAGATGGACTATCAGAGGTTAGGAATTACTTAAATGATTTTTACATACAAAGCCTATCTCCAATTTTATCATATCCGGATGTAAGGGCTACAAAAATGGAAATTTACGCCATTATAAACGACGATTATACCGGAACGGCATTTGATAAAAAATTAGAGTTCAAATTGACTGCAAGTAAAATCCATAATTTTTCATATTATATAGACCCAAATTTGAAGCCAATAGCTTTTGAGTTGGGCCACACACAAAACAATTCATTTGTTGTACCGGATAGTGTTGCCAATATATTACATTATAGAAATGTTATTAAGGTTTCAGAATTAAACAACCCGATATATTTTGCAAATGAGAATACCTATCAAATATCATCGAGTGATATTTTGAACATTGCGTCTAATGCAATGAGAATATCAGAAGGACAGTTCGGACAATATCCGTTGTATGTGTTTACAAAAGAAGGGATATGGGCGCTTGATGTTGGTTCGGGAAGTATTGTTTATTCAAAACAATCTCCTGTAAGCAGTTATGTGCCGATTTCTGAAAAGATATGTCCGACGCCGTTTGGAATAGTATTTATAACAGAAAGAGGATTTCATTTAATTTCTGGTCAAAATGTAGTATTTTTAAGCCCGCAATTAGAAGAGAAATTTAAAAATATAATCCTACCAAATGGATTTAACGGCACTTTCGCATATTTCAATAAAAATATATTTGAATTTTATAAGGATATTAAGGATATTATCTATGATATTACAGAAAATGAGATCATATTCATTCACCCTGAAATAAATCTCGTTTACAACATAGATAGCAAAGCATTTCATTTAAGCACAGAAAAATTGGATTTGATTGTTCAAAATACATACCCGGAAATAAAGTTTATACAGAATGAAGAAACGAGTTATTCTGTCGGATCATATTTTTTATATGGTAAAATAGCATATTTTTTGCAGCCCGGAGATGATAATTACATGTCTGATAAGAGACTTGCATTTATTGTTGGTCAGGAAAGAGAGCCAATGAAATGGGGTGATGTAATGTCATTACCACAACAAAATTATTTTTCACCAACAATACCCAAAACATTAATACAAAAAATAATGAAGGGAGGATTGGAATTTCAGCATTCAAAATATTGGACTTCTACAGAATCAACTGGCGGAAAAGCTTGGGCTTATGATAAGGACGAAGATTTACTTTATGAAGAAGATATTAATGTTGAATTAAACTCTATACCCTATAGATTAATAGAAATACCACAGAATAGGGAATACCAAATAATAAGGAAATTTTCTGAAATAACAAGTGGTATTCAGGATGTTAGTCTGATAACAAGACCAATTTTATTTGATGTTGATGAGTACAAAAGATTATCAAGAGCAATTTTAAGAGGGTTGTTTTATAATATAAATAAATCAGGTATCTTTATGGCGCTTTATGCATCAAATGATGGCGAAAATTTTATTATGGTAAGAGGTTCGATACTATCAGATACAAATCAATGGAAAAATTTTAAGGATTTGGATTTTGGATTATTATCGAGAACTACATACAAACAATTTATTATATTGTTTCAAGCAATGGTGGATGGTAAATCACGGATTAATCAAATAGATTTTGAGGTAGAAAAAGAATATAAAAATGATAAAATGAGATAACAATTAAAATTTAAAAATCATGTTACAAATAATTTTAAATTTCATAGACAATTTGTTACGCAATGATGTAACAATTTTAGCTCAAACTGGATTGATGGTAGCATCTATAGCAATACCCGCATTAATGAACCTTACTCAATCTATTGTAGGAGCAAACAAAGAGGCAAAGGAAAGAAAAAGAATGGAGAAGCAAAGAGCCGCTTGGAATGCAGAAAATGAAGCTTGGTATAACTCCGATTACTATGGAGATTTTACGCAAAGATTGGATGTGCAAAATGCTTTAAAGAAAATGAGAGATGAGATGGACAGACAGACAAAGCTTGAAAGTTCAAGACAAGCCGTAACCGGCGCAACAGATGAGGTAAAACTTGCCGGAATGGACAGCAGGAACAAGGCTCTATCAGGAGTTATTGGCAACATAGCTGCATCTGGAGTGCAATATAAAGAAGCTGCAAAAAATAGATACAGAAACCGGAAATACAATATCGATATGCTTGATTATAATACGCTTATACAAAATGCGCAGAGTGGTAACAATGCGTTTTACAATGGACTTACCGGATTAGGGAGCATAGATTGGACGTCGATATTTAATTCAGGAGGGAATACAAAAACAATAAAAGAACCTTTAAAAACAACGAGTGTATGAAAAAGATTAAAGAATTAATTTTAAATGCTTTCATATACATGAAAGCAAATATACAAATGAGAGCAGCCATACGTGCAGTAGAATCTATTCATAAAAAGAATAAAAAAATACGGTTCAATGAGCGTGAAAACAGGCAATATCTTGTATTGTTATCCATACCTTATTTTACAAAAAAAGGGACTTTTAAGTATAAAGAACGTCTTTATTGGGTAAACAGGAAAAATTTCAGGATATTGAAATACAAAGGATGGGTAAAAAGAGGCGTGAATTTCGCAGAATTAAGAAACAAAGCATTCTATGTTTCTGATCCGGATAGAAGTTATGAGAATGAGTATATTGCTAAAAAGGCTGCCATAAACAAATATAAAACTTATTTAAAATCAAATTTGCAATGATAATCTATTTTATATTTTCACATGACAGCATTCAAAAGGCTGTAAAACAAGAAACATCATTACTTGCTGAAAGAAAAACCATAGATACTCAAAACGGAGAAAGGTCATTTTTTGAAGAGCTGGTAATGGATGAGGAATATGATATTCTGTTCAGGAGATTATTTTTAGAAGCCCACGCAGAAATAATGAAAATCATTCCACCTAAATTCCTAAATTCAACACCAACGGATTTATCATCTACCTTTACCGAATTTCAGGATTTTAGGCAAGACCGTGATTTTGCTTTGTGGCTCAATACAAAATGTGATTTTACAGAACAGTATAAAAAAAGCATAGGAATAAAAATACAACAATTTCTTGTTGATTATATATGCTGGAGATGGTTAGAAACTAAATCTCCACAAGATGCAGTTACTTATTATTCTCGATTAAATAAGAATTTATTATTGATAAAGGAATTATTGTTGAGGATAATACATCCATTACGTAAAAAACCAAGTTTCCCATAAAAAATGTAAAATTATGAGCAAGAAAATAGACGAGCAGACAAATTATGAATTTGTGTCTCCATATAACTTAAGTAATAGCGAAAATCAAGATACCACTGATAATCAGAATCAAACTACCGAATATAAATTCAAGGGGCAATCTCCTTACAGTAATTTTGATTATGACAGGTTCATTGAAGAATATCAGCGTGGAGAAAAGCCATTGTTGGATATTTTGATGAGGAATTATACACCTCCGCAACAGGAAGTAACTCCGGAGCAAGCTAAAAGGGCTAAATTTGCAGCTGCTTTGACCGATTCATTTAAAACACTCGCAGAAATATACGGACAAAATAAAGGAGCTTATATCCGTAACAGAGGAAATGAAAAAACAAATGCTCAAGTTACCAATGATAAATTAAGAGTGATAAGGGATAAATACGAACAAGACATGATGCGTTATAACCTTATGAAAAATAATGCAGAAATGAAAGATTTTCTGCAAAGGTTACAAACGGAACAAAACAAAGCAAATAAACAATTTCAATGGGAATTATACAACCAAAGAAAAAATGATAATGAGAACCTTGCAAGACAGAAAGCCGAAGCACAAAGATTGGTAGATGAAGAAAAATTTAAAAGACAAAAAGAACTTATTAAGTATAGAAGCCGATTTAAAACACCACGCAGTTCAACAAATGATGATTACGTTGATTTGCAAAACAATAAAGGAAGATATGTCAGAATACCAAAATCTACTTGGACAAATGTAGCATTGGATATTTATGGAGAACTGACAAGAAGAGGTCTGTTGACAAAATTGGAACAAGAAAAGAAAAATGCTTTTGGATTACCATACAAAGAAGAAGTTTTAGACCCTTCACTGATAAGTGCATACGTAGCTCAAAATGCTCATTTAATACCGGATGATTTGTGGGATAAAATTAATTTACGGGTAAAGGGACAACCATATATTGAACCTGCTAAACCAAGTAATCAATCAGCTAAGCCAACACAATCTACTAAACCAAGTAATCAATCAGCTAAGCCAACACAATCTACTAA